AAAGCAGTTAATGTTATTGGTGGTGATGACAAGAAAACTCCAATGACAGCATTACCTGAATTATTACATGAAGCAATTGGTACTTCATTTGATAAATCTGTAGGTCATGATTATACAGAAGAAGTTGAAGAAAGATGGGATTACTATAACAAGAAAGAAAACAAATTAGAAACCGGCCTTGAACATTTTGATTACATACTACGTGGTGGTATACCTGAAAAAACACTTGGTGTTATTATGGCCGGTACTGGTGTAGGTAAATCTTTATTCATGTGTTCTATATCATCAAGTTTACTTGAACGTGGTAAGAATATTCTTTATATTACTATGGAAATGGCTGAAGAAAAGATTGCACAAAGAATTGACCAGAATTTACTCGATATGAGTCAAGAAGAATTAGATTCTGTAGGTAAAGATAACTTCCTAAAAAGATTTCAAACCTTAAGAACTAAAACACAAGGCAGATTAGTAGTTAAAGAATATCCTACTGGCATGGCTACTGCTGCTCATTTCAGATCTTTACTTAAAGAACTAGATATGAAGAAAACATTTATGCCAGACGTTATTTGTGTAGACTATCTTAATATTTGTAATTCACTAGGCGTATCTAAGAATGCAAATAGTTATGAGAAAATAAAAGCTATTGCTGAAGAACTTCGTGCTCTAGCTATGGAATTCAATGTTCCTGTATTAACTGCTACACAAACAAATAGACAAGGAATGAATGATGCTGATGTCGGTATGACCGATGTTTCAGAATCATTTGGTTTGCCGATGACCGCAGATTATTTCTTTGCTATGACTACAAACGATCAGCTTCGCAATGACAATCTGATTCGTTTTAGTCAACTTAAAAATCGATATGGTGACCCAGCAGACAGAAAAAATTGGCTGCTGGGTGTCGATTATGCCCACATGAAAGTCACTGATATTAAAGATCAACCTACACATATAGAAGCACAAAACCATGCAGCCAAAAACCCTGAAACTGCTCAACCAACTCTTAATATTGATTGGTCCTAAATCTTACTTTAAGAGTATATTAGAAATCATTACATGTATTATCATTATCGGTGGTGTAATTAGACACTGGAATTAGTATAATAATAATAGCAAAGGAGATAATATGATTTTATTAGATTTCAGTTCAATAGCAATGTCAGCTATGTTTCCACGTATCGAGGAGTTTGATGAGGATAGAAACCTTATTAGGCATACAATGATTAATATTATACGTAAGTATAATGCTGATTATAGAGATGATTTTGGTGAAACAATAGTATGTATGGATGCTGCTAATTCATGGCGTAGAGAATACTTTAAGCCATATAAAGCAAATCGTAGAAAGAATAGAAATAATAGTATACACGATTGGGATGGTATATTTAAGATGATTAATCAGGTTCGTGATGATATTATACAGTATAGCCCATTTAAATGTATATGGGTAGATACATGTGAAGCTGATGATTGTATTGGTACTATTGTAGAAAAGACATCTGGTCCAGAAGATTGTGAACCTGAACCTATTCTTATTGTATCTCCCGATGGTGATTTCAAACAATTACAAAAGTATCCTAATGTCAAACAGTGGTCAAACATACAGAAAAAATGGGTTAAATCAGATGAACCTGAAGTAGAACTATTTGAAAAGATCTGTAAAGGTGATACTGGTGATGGTGTTCCAAATGTATTATCTGATGATGAGGTACTTATTACTGAAGGTGCTAGACAAACACCAGTCACAAAGAAGCAAATGACTATGCTGAAAGGTGACCAAAACGATTGGACTACACAGGTACAGCGTAGATTTATTAGAAATAAGACACTTATCGATCTTTCACAGACTCCTGAAGCTCAGAAAGATGAGATCATGAAGCAATATAATGGTGAATCCTTTGGTTCTATACAGTCATGGATGTCATATCTCATGAAACACCAAATGAAGCTGCATTTAGAATCTTTAACAGATTTTGAAGTTCGCAAATAATAAATATATTGTCGACAATTTAACATTATTTAAGGAGACTCCAAATGGCATATAAAGGTTATAGAAAACCATTCGTATTTAGAGGTTCAGACTCAGAGACATCTCTGCAGTATGTAGGATCTATTGATACGACTACCACTGGAACTACTGATTCTGACGATAATACATTAGCTACAGTCGGCGGTTTTGGAGTCACTCATGCAGTCACTTCTAGAAAAGCAAGCCCGAACACAGTAGCTACTAGCGATTCCGATGGAAACAAAGGAACTGTCAAATCATTAGAGATTCTAGAAGCACTGCCAGGTTGGTACATGAAAGGTGATTCATCTAAAGGACCTACATCAATTGCAGATTCTGATGGTGAAGGCGTATTCGGTACAGACCTAGGAACTTCTACTGATGTTCAGGTTGAAAATGGTATATACACTTTAAGCTTCGCAACTAGAGATTCTGACTGTGGCATAGGAGACTATGTTGTAGCAGTTCAAGGTGGTGGAGTTTATTATGAAGGTTATGTCACTGGCAAAACAGATGGAAACAATGATATTCAGATTCGTCCGGTATCAGGAAACTGGCAAGGTTTTGACGGTACAGCAGCTTGGAAATATACAACTTCAAACCAACAGCATAAAGGTCAAGATATTGAGTTTGCTGGAACAGTAGTAGATGCACCAGCAGCTAAATTTAAAATCTAAAGGTAGTTAATTATGGCAACAGCGGTTATTACTTGGGGCAGAATGAACCCACCAACTGCAGGTCATGAGAAACTGGTTAACAAAGTAAGAAAGGCTTCCCGTATTCATAAAGGGAAGCCTTTCATTTATCTAACAAAAACATTCAAGAAACCCAAAGACCCACTTCCATATAGAGATAAATTGAAGCTTGCAAAGAAAGCTTTTGGTAATATAGTACAAGATCATAAGAGTAGAACTATTATTGAGCTTATGAAAGAGCTTGAAAAGAAATATGATGATATGGTATTGGTTGTAGGCTCAGATAGAGTAGCAGAATTTGAAACACTCTTAAACAAATATAATGGAAAAGATTACACATATTCTAGTATAACTATAGTATCTGCAGGTGAAAGAGACCCTGACGCTGAAGGTGTAGCTGGAATGTCTGCAAGCAAGATGAGACAGTTCGCAAAAGATGATGACTACGATTCTTTTGAGAAAGGTTTACCATCATTAATTAAAAAACCAGATGCTAAAAAAGCATTTGATACGGTAAGAAAAAACATATAAAGGATATTATGAAAACACAAGATGCACAAGTATACGAGATTCTAGAAGAACTAGATTCATGTACTACTAAACAAAGAAAAGTTGATTTAATCAACACTAAATATAACAATCATACACCACTACAGTATGTACTCAGATGGAACTTTGATAGATCTATAAAGTCTCTTCTACCAGAAGGTGAACCACCTTTTGATAAGGAAAGAAAAGATGGTGATTCACCACAAGCTTTATGGTCTTATTTAAAGATGTTCCCTAATTTTGTAGACTCTGCACAGGGTAGACAATTACCAGAATTAAAAAGAGAAAATCTTTTTATTGAAATGTTAGATGCACTAGATCTTGAAGAAGCAAATGTAATAGTGTTAGCTAAAGATGGTAAGTTAGATGAGAAGTATGATATTACAATTGATGTAGTAAATGCTGCATATCCTGATATTGGATTAGTATCCGATCCTATCCCTGAACCTACTCCAAAGGAACAAAAAGAAGACCTATTATCGCAGGCAAAGAGCATAAAGGAACAAGTAAAAGAATTAAATAGTCTAGCAAAAGAGCTAACTGAAAAAGCTAAAGCGATAACGGAGTAGAGTATGTCACCATTGGAATGCGTGAAGTTTGGTCACGATATTGGCCAATTAAAGCCAGCAATTAATGAAGTTGGTTTTGATATACATTATAATAAGATCTACAAAAAACTTGTAGATGACTTCAACCAAGGTGTTGGTGATTTTGCATTTAATAAAGCCGGAGCACATCTTCATAAGTTGTACTTCGAAAATTTAAGGGAACGAAGAGATACAAATGTCCCTATTGGAAAAGCGGAACATATCATAACTCAAAGATATGGGAACTTTAATAATTTTAAGAAGCAAGTACAAGAACAAGCTTCTAGATTACAAGGTTCTGGATGGGTATTTATGAACATGCAAGGATATGTGAATATAATACCTAATTATAGAATTGTAGATAATGTTGCTATGATTATTGATTGTTGGGAACATGCCTATGCATATACTTTCGGTCATGATAGAGCAGCATTTATAGATTCTGTATTTGATATTATTAATTGGGACACTGTAAATACTCGTTTAAACGGTGAGTAAATGTGTGTAGTTGCTGCAAAGCACTTTAAAGGCCATGGTTGGATATTAGTTAAGAATAGAGATCGTAATTATCCAACTGAGGTAAAATTAGTTCAGTCACAAAGATCTGGAATCGAAAGATTATTCCTGCGAGATACCACTACAGGTTATAGTGAAGGCCTTAATGAAACAGGTCTTAGTATTGTATCTGCTTCAGTAATGGTAAAAAAAGATGAGAAAGAAGGTGGTGGTAGAGCATCTGATTCTCAGAACTGGACATCTCCAGATGGTCAAAGAATTAGAAGAGCACTATATCAAAAAACTGTAAAAGGTGCAATCAAATCATTACTAGATTCACAGATTCCTGGTAATACTCTTATTACAGATGGTAAAGAATGCTATCTTATAGAATCAGCATATACAAACTACGAAAAACCAAATCAAAAATATCATAGTATAGTCAAGAAAATAAGTCCATCTGATATATGTGTAAGAACAAATCATGGTATACTACTACCATGGACAGGATATGATATGAAAGACCCTGATCAAAAGCCTGATAGAATATCATCTGAAAGCAGATTGAAGATAGCAACAAAAGAAGTTAAGAAAGCACAGGATCCACAAGCATTATTGAACGCATTAGGTGTAGCACCTGAAAAAGACCCACAGCTAAATCCTATTAGAATTAATAAAGGTAAAGGTGTAATGAGAACTACTGGTCAAATAATGTTAAATCCGCTAGAAAAAGTATTTACATACAGACCTACAATGTCAGAAGTAGAGCTCAGCAACTATAACAAAATTAATCAGAAAGAATCAAAGACATTCTTTGAGATTATATCAAATAGAGAACTAATTAGTTTTGGTTCATTTGGTGAAGATAATAAAAGAGTTCCTAGAAAACCTGGTCAAAAGGCAAATAGTAGTAAGCATAGTGATTTATACACTGACGAAAATCCTAAAGGTACTATTCACGGTCTTGGTTTTACTGATGCAGCAAAAGCAAAACAAAGTCTTAACAAGATTGAAGGTTCAGGTAAGACAGATGCACATAAAATGCAGGCAGCGATTGCAATGTCACAAAGAGCAAAGTTTGCCGCAAGAGATGCTAAAGACCCAGAGAAAAAGAAAGACTTAGCTGCAGCACATAAGACTTATCAATCATGGATAGATAAGAACAAAAAGTCTGAAGATTTTGCAGAAGGTACAGAGTCGTGGGAAGCTGGTTATAAAAGACGTGTAGTAAAAACTACTAAGCCAGAACATAAGAACAAAGGTCTAATGTGGAGAATTAAGGGTAAGGATAGAGATGAGATCAGTATAAAACTATATAAAGATAAACCATCCTTTGCAGAATTTAAAAAACAAATGAAAAGAGTTGCAGGACATGAATTTGGCGGTTAATGAATACTTATTGGAAATGGCTAACAGCGAGCAGAATCTACATCTTACACATGTTGATGAAGATATATTTGAGAGAGGCGATGCTGGTGCAATGGCAGCAATACAATCATGCAGAAATGTATTAGATGGTGTAGGTGAAGGTGAAACTGCACTTACGATTAAATGGGACGGAGCTCCTGCAATTTTTGCTGGTATTGACCCTTCTGATGGTCAGTTCTTTGTATCTACAAAATCAGCTTTTAATAAAACTCCACTATTATACAAGGGACCAGCAGATGCTTCTAAATTCAAGACTGGTAAAAAACTAGCAATTGCTCATAGAGAGTTTCAGAATATTGGTATACCTAAAGGTGTTGTATTACAAGGTGATCTCATGTTTACTAAGGGTGATCAGAAGTATGAAACTATTGATGGTAAAAGATATATTACTGCACATCCTAATACTATTGTATATGCGTGGGATGCTGAAAGTGAAGTAGGTAAACAAATCAGAAATGCAAATATAGGTGTTGTTTGGCATACAACTTATTCTGGTAAGTCATTGCAAACCATGAAAGCAAGATTTGGTGTAAATGTCAAGAAACTAAAAGGTCATCGTGGTATATGGATGGATGATGCTTATTTTAAAGGTGCTAATGTAGCCTTCTCTAGTTCAGAGAAAGCAAAGGTAGAAAAATTATTAAGTGCTGCAGAAGCTAAAGTCGGTAAATTCAATAAGCTTAGAGATATTATGTCTCTGATACCACAAGCGGCTATTGGTGCTGGTATCAAAACATTCATAAACTCAAATATTAGAAAAGGTCAATTACCTACAGCAAGAAAAAATCCTGTAAAAGACTACATTGAGTATGTAGACAAGTACTATGAAGATAAGGTAATCAGTAAGTTAAAGACAGACAAAGCAATAGACTCTAAGAGAGCAGCAAAGAAACAATTAAGATCTGAGCTAGGAAAGAATGCTGCTATTTTAAAAGCCGCATTTGAATATGTAGATTTAATTACACAGGCTAAAGTACAAATTATTAAGAAACTTGTATCATTAGATAAACAAAAACAATTTGTAAAAACAAGCAAAGGTTTTAAGGTGACAAATCCAGAAGGTTATGTAGCTATAAATTCTAAGAAAGGTGAAGCTGTAAAATTTGTAGACAGATTAGAATTCAGTTATAATAACTTCTCTGATAGTGTCATAAAAGGATGGCAGAAATGATGAAAACAATTGTAGTAATTACAGCCATTTTACTATATGAGAATGTTCCTATGACAATGCAAACTGATTGGCCTGGCAAAGATTTCAATTCTGTCTATGAATGTAGAGAGTATATAAAATGGAATAGGGTCAATCTTACTATAGGCTTATTTGAAAAACATTTAGAAGATGAAAACGGTAATCAACTTATAAGCTATAACTACTTCTGCGAGACTAGATCATTCACAGATTTATAGAGGTAATAAATATATTATGAGTATACTAGATGGCCTTACCAAGGATTTCAATTACAAGAACAGCAAACTGTTAGGTGATATCACCCGCGTTAGATATAATTTTGACATTCCGCTTTATTTTGACATATCAAATACAGAGATGATAAACTTTGGTTTAGCATGGGATATATGTGTAGCTGGTTGGATAGAAACTTATCCAGCGGTAAGAGGTGTAAACATATATCATCCAATACATAATGGTAAAACTATGATGAGACTAGATGAAACTAGTTCATGCTTTGAAAATCAGGTGTATACAAGACATCCACCATTTGAACCAATAGAATATATTACATATGTGCATGAGAATGAAGGTGGTAGAGATTTTCAATCTAAAGCTAAATCAGCAAATGCAGCAACATCACTAGATGTAGTTGACTATGAAATGCAGAATACATCATTTGAATATAAAGCTGAAGATAGAGGAACAAAAGATGCTCGTATATTATTAGGTCCACAAAGATTATTGGATGGACTCTGGCATTTACCGGTTCCTGCATACAAGAAAAGACTTGATAAAGATAGAACTATATATGATATAGGTTATCATTTCTCATCTACAGATGATTCAAAACAAATGTCTGCAAGATATGAAGAAATTATGTTTACAGGTAAGAATGCATTCAACTTTATGAATTGGCATAACAAATTTGAAGATGCACCTAAGTTAGATAAGGTAGTTAGAAGAATGGCACAATGTAGAGAGTTTCATGGAACACTCGGCGGTTTATCATTCTTAGCTTTAGCAATGAAGATACCAACAACAATACATACTAATAAGAGAATGGTATGGACACCACAAAAGAAAGTATTTAGAGTCTTAGCGAAAAGAAGTGGTGCAAAATTTGTAGAGGCAACACATTAATGGGTACAAGAAAAGTAGATAACTTAGTAATTCAAATGGGTTGGAGAAATCCACAAAAAGGTTTTGCTATAAGACGTGCTGGTAATGCAAAAACCGATATGTCTGGTCACTACAATTTCGGTCTTGGTCATACATTATTAGGTATGACATTTATAAATGAACATTACCCAACCAAAGCTCAAAGAGATGAAGGTGTATATAACCCACATATTGAAGTACTATATCCAGATTCTGATACACAGGGAAATATATGGTTTAGATATGATGATGTAAAGACTATATTAGATTCAGATCTTATGAATGCACCTAACTTAATATTCGAGCCATATACACCATTAACTGGAGACCCTGATTCTAGATTTTTAGGACTAGAAGATGGTACTGCTGTTTATGCTGCAGATTCTGAAGGTGAATTAACTGACAACCTTGTACAATATAATTATGAGCAAGTACAAAGCTTTAACGGCACTGATAAAAGTGTAATAATGAAGACGTATGATATATGGCAATCACAATTTAGTTTAAGTGGTAATAAATCACTAGCGTGGGTAAAATTAAGAAATGATTTAAAAACTCGCTATCGAAGTGGAGAAGATCATTATACACATTGCTTTAAATTTGCAAATGACAGTGATGGTATGGGAGTATCTGCTGAAATGATAGCTAAATGGAAGTCAGAGAATGAAGCTACTGCATGGAACTTTGACTCAGATACATCCTCGTCACTCGAGGAAGTGGTCAAGAAGATGATGAATAGTAGATATTATCATGGTACTTTGAATGGTTTGGCCATCCTAGCATTAGTCTGTGGAGTTCCTGCGACTGTTTATATGCCAGCATCAGTATCACTGACACAGGAGCAAAAAGCTCTTAAAAAGATATTCTTACATAATGGTGGTACCATAATGACTCAAGAAAACTTCCTATTATCTAGCCAACCAATGGATTTTGGTAATAATATCTAAAAATCTAGTATAATAATACTATGACAATGCATTTAGTAAGAGGTACACCTGGCCTCAACACCAAAAAACCTAAGGTAAAATACACAAAGGCTAAACTAGCCTCTCTTAAAGAATCTCATAAAAAGCATAATAAATGGGCAAAAGCAAACCGCATGCCTGATATGATTATGGATTTTGATGATTATCTATTATTTACTCGTGGCCTTTGGAAACCAAAGACTACAGCAAAACCACAACCAAAACCACGTTATCAACAACCAGCAAAAGACAAGCAGCCAGAATATCCATCATTAGGTATGAAAGGTAAGTATACTGCCTTTAAAAAAGAACCTATGAAATATACTGGTACGCTTGTCAAAGGTATTGCTCAGATGCATAAATCAAATGCAGTACCTGTTATTGATAAACAAGCAGCTATTGATATTGCAAATATGAGGAGAAACTAATGAGAGAAGATGAATTTCAATTATATGCTGATGTTATTAGATCAGATCAAATGCCTGCACCTGATGTAGTAGCATTATTTAAAGAAGAACCAGAATTTCAAAAATGGTATCAAGCAAAGTATCTTCAAGACCCACATGAAGCAGCAATGAAACTTGAGAGATGGGCTGAAAGAAATCCTGAAAACTCATGGGTACAAGAGACTGCACTAATGTTAATTAGAAAACTTACTAGCGTTACGAATTGTAGAAAATAATGCAATGGCTAATAGTCAAATAGTAATTATTGGTCATTCACCTGGTAAAGTAGACGCAGCAAAATCTACAACATTAAAGAAAGTAAAAGACTGGATGGAGTCTTGTCATATACTATCCTATGATTGGTATAATCTTGTAGATTATCATGCACCTGATTTAAAATTAAAAGATGCTACACTGAAGCCAGAAACAGTGAAAGACTATAGTGTAATCATATCACTAGGTAATCTTGCTGATGAATGGTGCAAGCGCAATAACATAAATAATTATAAGATGCCTCATCCATCAGGTCTAAATAGAATTTGGAATGATAAGAGAAGAGCTAATAAGATTATAAGAGAACTTAGGAAACATATACATGCAAACTACACAGCTGTCTGATATTTTTTCTGATGAAGAAAGAAATGCTTTATTAGACATATACAGGTCTCATGAAAGTTATGATACTGAAGAGATGAAGAAGGCTCCAGTATGTGATAAGACTATGAATATAGTAGAAGAAAGAATCAGACAACTAATAGGTACTGATTATGTATATGTATCAGGTAATTACTATTCTCATGAAAAACCTTTCTACCCACATACAGACTTTCAGAAAGAATGGAAAGAAAGTATCAATATGGTCATACCACTAGAAAATAATACAGAAGATAAAAATGGTAAGCTTGTTATATTTGATCAGTTATGGGAAGATGATAGTAAGACTTGGATGATGATACATCCAGTAAAAGAGTATGCTGTAAACAAAGCATTGCCTGGTTGTCCATTTGATTATAGTATTACAAATCATACAAATGAAAAGATGAGTTTGTTATTTTGGGAAACACATTTAAAACACTTTCCATCATGGTGTTGGCAAGGTTTATCAGGTTCTACATATAATTACGAAGAAAATAGTATAATTATATTTGATAATAAAAGAATACACTGTACTAATAATTTTAAAGGTAATAAAACTGGACTAACTTTGAGGTATAAAAAGAAATGAAGATAGCTTTGGTGACAGGTGGTTTCGATCCACTACATAGTGGTCATATCAAATATATGAAGGCAGCCAGAAAGATGGGTGATAAGCTTATGGTTGGTATTAATTCAGATGATTGGCTAACTAATAAGAAAGGTAAACCATTCATGCCATACGAAGAAAGAAAGGCAGTCATACAAGAATTAAAATGTGTAGATGAAGTCATTGAATTTGATGATGATGACGGTTCATCAGGTGATGCAATACAGGTACTCTTAGAGAAGTACAAGAAAGCTAAGATAATATTCTGTAATGGTGGTGATAGAGAGAAGAAGAATATTCCTGAATATGATATGTATATAGATGAACCAAGAGTAGAATTTAAGGATGGTGTAGGTGGTATGGAGAAAGTAAACTCGTCTAGTTGGATAGTATTAGAATATTTAGAAGGTATACAGAAATGAATGTAAAAATACTTGGTGATGGTACAGTTGGATATGCAATGAAGCATATCTTCGAAGACTGTATAGACCCAACACAAGACCCAGATGCTGTGATTATTACAAATCATGAAGATTATGTATATGATGTATTGAATGATCTGCTTGATTGGTATGATGGTCTAGTAATCATAAAGTCTACAATACTACCAGATAGAATTGAAAGACTAATGAAACTACATGATAAGATGTGTTATGTACCTGAATTCCTAAGAGAAAACTATTCTACAGAAGATGCAAAATGGCCTAGAATGAGAATATTTGGTGGCACTAAAGAGAACATCTTCTCTGCTGAGAGAGTATTTGCTTATGCTAAAGGTAAAGCAGATAGAATTATACATATGACCGCACCTGAAGCATCATTTGTCAAACATGCAATCAATTGTTATCTTGCTCTTAAGGTGACTTACTTTAATGACTTATATGATATTGCAGAAAACAAAGGCCTAGACTGGTATAATATAAGTAGAGCAGTCATAGCAGACGATAGAGTAGGTGAATCTCATACAACCGTACCAGGTTTTGATGGCTTATTCGGATTCGGAGGTAAATGTCTGCCAAAAGATTTGATGAATTTTATATATTATAGTGATAGCAAATTACTTACTGAAGTACATAGAGCTAATGATGAAAGAAGAAAAATACAAAAACAGGAAAAACAGGAAAGATGGGAAGACCCATTAGGATACGGATATTGATATGATGATAGACTTAGATATTGTAGGAATAAATCATCCGTGTCAGGGTATTGCAATTAGAGATGCAGTAGAGAATGCAATGATGGTACTTATGCCAAAACGTGAAAAACCAATCTATATAAATGTAGAGATAGGTTTAGATGAAGATATGGGTACTGCAGCAGGTTATATGGTAGAAGGTAGCGATACAGATGAGTTTGATATATTTTTAAGACAAGATACTTTATATGATATAGAAGAACTATTACTGACTGTCACACATGAATGTATACACATCAAACAATATTTACGTAGAGAATTAAGAGATATAAATGTAGATGAAAAGATATGGAGAGGTGAGCTGTATAATACTAGAGATACTTATTATAAAGACTGTCCATGGGAACAAGAAGCATATCTCTTACAGATGCCTATCGCAAATGCAGTATTAAAAAAATATGAGGATAATAAATGGCCTTCAGAACAACAAGCAGTAGCACAGCAGTAAGCTGGGAAGAAGTAATGGAGTGGTCAAAGAACTTGGCTGCTAAAATCAAGGCTGGTCCAGATGCTGATGTTAAGTCTATATTTCCAGTAGATCATGAAGATATAATTCCAGCGTGGTTAGTAGCAAAACACTTAGGTATAGGTATACTACCAGGCCATGCTGATTTACAAGCTAAATACTTAGCATTTCATGTAGATAACAGTGTATTCTGTGATATATGTTTTGTTAATTATAAAGAAGATGCTGATCATCAAATGCTAAGTATTGCTAAACACTCTACTATTGAAGAGATATATGTAGAGCAAGAAGAAAAGAAAACTTATCAATATCCTTGGTATAATATCTAGTATGAATGTCTTTATCTTACACGAGGATCCTATCACAGCTGCACGTATGCACTGTGACAAGCATGTACCTAAGATGATAGTTGAATCTGCACAAATGATTTCAACTGCTCATCGTATGCTTGATGGCCATACAATTAAGAAGCCATCTAAATCAGGCAAACGTATTATAAACTATTGGGAACATCCTGATCCTAATGATGAAGAACTATTATACAAAGCAGTTCATCACAATCATCCATGTACACTATGGACAAGGCAGACTACAGGTAATTATGATTGGCACTATCAGTTATTTGCAGAACTATGCAATGAATTTACAAAACGATTTGGTAAAACACATCTATCAGAATCCTTGCTCTTAGAGCGACTTAAGAAACATCCAGTAAAACTACCAAAAGGTGCAAGAACAAAATTTCCACTAGCCATGTCTAACTTACCTGAATGCATGGTTGAGGATCCGGTTCAATCGTATCGTAATTACTACATTGCTAAACAAAGCTATATGCCTTGTGATTGGAATAAAGGTACACCTATGCCATCATGGTTCAAAAAGCTAGATGTAGAAGGTGTAGATATGTTTCTACAAGAGAAGCGCTATGAGCAACAATACCACCAAATATAAAATCGTACCTGCATTCACGGGTGGGTACAATATTATAGCAATAAATAAAACAAGTTGGAAAGAAGTTGCTGGCCCTTACATGGCAGAAGATGAAGCACAGACAGACCTAGATCTTTTCAATAGCGGTGATGTAGTAGATAATGAAGAAAATAGACAAAATAGATCTTAGAAAACTTCCGGTTCAGGACCTTACTGATATGAGTTATCAAGGTAAGGATGAGTGGATGGAAAAGGTCGATACAGAAACATTCGCTCAAGCAATCAACGATATATCTAGTTCATTCTGTATAGCTAAATGGAAGCAGACTACACTGCATTTACAGAATGGTCATACACACTCATGTCACCATCCACAAACACATAAGGTACCATGGCAAGAGCTGTCAGTTAGACCGTCAGCATTACATAACACCACAAAGAAAATGATGATGCGTGATCAGATGAAGAATGGTGTTAGGCCAAGAGAATGTGAGTATTGTTGGAGAGTAGAAGATGCACGTAAAAAGAAAGGTGATGCCTGGTCAGATAGAATACATAAGAGTCGAGATCATTGGGCATTAAAGCATCTACCTGAAATACTACGGAATGATGCCACATACGATGTACCACCATCATATCTAGAAGTATCATTTAGTAATGTATGTAATTTTAAATGTGCGTATTGTGCTCCACATATTTCATCACAATGGATGACAGAGATACAGCATAAAGGACCATATCCTACATCAGCAAGATTCAATAACTTAGAATGGATAGAGCAAAATGGTCTAACACCAATACCAAATAATAAGCCGAATGTATATGTTGAAGCATTTTGGAAATGGTTCCCAGAAATATATCAAGACCTTGAAGTGTTTCGTATTACAGGTGGTGAGCCATTTCTATCTAAAGATACTATCAAAGTATTAGACTTCTTAACAGATAATCCTGCACCAAATATGGATTTTGCAATCAATACTAACTTATGCATACCTGATAAACTATTTGAAAATGTAATGGGTAAATTAAAAAGACTTGTTATTGAGAAGAAGATTAAAAGACTACAACTATATACGAGTGCTGAAGCTCATGGTGATGCATGTAATTACATTAGATATGGTATGGATTATGACAAGTGGTACAATAATTGCAGATGGATTATAGGCAATATACCAGATGTAGATGAGCATAATCCTACATCACTAACTATAATGTCTACAATTAACTTATTGAGTCTGCCATCTTATACTAAGTTTATTCAGGATGTTAGTCTCTTAAAGAAAGAAGCCAGTTTTAACTTAGGCAATCCAAGACTCTATGAGAGAGCTACACCAGTAAACTGTCCAGTACGAGTTGACTTTCCATATCTTAGGAATCCTGAGTTCTTGACAGTATTCCTATATCAGAATCCTGACTATAAACTAGAAGGTAAGAAATGGATCGAGGATGCGATATTTGCAGCCAAAATGGGTGGCTTTAATGTATTCGAAATAGACAGAATGAATAGAGTCCTAAACACCTATATGGGAGATCAGAGATGGACTCAGGTACAGCGTACTAAACACGAAAGAGACTTCAAAAAGTACATAATTGAATATGACAAGCGAAGAAATGTTGATTTTGATACAGTTTTTCCTGAGTTAAAATCATTCAAAGATGGTATAATCCTATAAAGAAAGTGAGGTTATATGGAAGCACATCCAGAAGTAGAATCGCTTAAGCACCGAGTATCAGAGCTAGAGCGAGATAATGGCAGCTATCGAGTTCAGATAGCTGAATATCAACAAATCGTTAAAGAACTATCAGATAAATTAAAGGATAAGCGTGAGCCTGAGTTAGTAGGTGGATTATGATTAGAGAACCTTATGAATCTATAATGAATCCTAAGAAGAACGCTCTAAAAAATCTACCATTCCAAGTTAAATTTATGTCTATGCAAGTATTAGCTTGGATGTGGTCTGCTGTCTTTGGAATCTATATAGTAGAAAGTATATATGCATTTGGTATATCAGCACTAGCACATGCATTATTAATAACAATGACCGTGTTGACAGCTATTTACTTTAGACAAGTACAGAAAGCTAGGGTCGATGGCATACTTACAAGAGGTAAAGGAGGAGAACACGAATGAATTTTCAAGATTGGGATAAGTTAGTGATTGCAACATCTTTTATTATCTTTTGTATTGTTATAGGAGGTTTACTATGAGTAAAATATTTGAATCACCTGATGGTGGTAAGACAGTATATGAAAGGGATGTTAATGAACCTATTAGTGCTCGTAGAAAAGTAGAAGATACTGAAACTGATGACTTTGATGTACCAGCGTGGAAGTATATCAGACAGGATTATGAGAGCTATATACTCAAAATAAATAGTCTAA